CATGATCAAACCTTCCGCATGACCATGTTAAGTACACCTCCAGCCACCGCTCCAAGGAGAGCCGCAGCTCCGAGAAAGGCCCCCCTGGAGTGTTCCAGGCTCCTTAGTCGTTTGTCGTGCTCCTTGATCTCTTCTTGCTGAACATGTTGCATTTGAATGAGGGCATCCATCTTACCCTCTAGGCGGCCCAAGGCCAGGAACAACTCGTCATTCACGGCACAGCCACCACGTTGACGTTGGCCTTGATGATGTAGTTCAGAATCATCGTGGGCTGAAGATTTGATCCATCTTGACTGACCACATCCGCGTTTCCAGCAAGAGTTGTCTCAACGGTGGCGATGTACTCAAGACCGCCAGCGGAACCCAGAGTATTTGGAGATTCTCCAAGGACGTCATCGGTCATTCTTGATGCCGCGGTTCCACCCATGTTGTCTCGACCGGCGACGACTCGACCACGAAGATCAGGGACATTGAATGTGGTTCCGCTCGCTGATCCATATTGAACCCCAATGACCGCGAACAACTCGGGGTACAGAGATCGACTGATGGACTGCCCAAAGCACAGAAGCCAACCCGCCGGAACACTTGTGCCGGAGAACGGAAGAATCACGCCAATCGGCAGTGTTCCATAGCCGGTGTTTTGGTAACCAGTGGATGCACCACCGGCCAACTCGCTGAGAGCGTTGGAGGTCTTGAGGAGACCGGTGGTCATTTGAGGATCGATGAAATTGAGAGGCATGTTGATGACCTTTATGAAAGCCGGAGAATGAGCACCCAGGCTTTAGAAAGAAGACCGCCTGAGTTAAATATTTGAATCATTAGTGGGGTAGACGAAGCTTGGGATGATACGTTCAACTGCCCCTGTCTAGTAATTGTGCTTCCGATGGACATCATAAGTCCATAATAACTAGTGTAGAAGAAAGAACTATCCCCAGTGAAGTATCCAATATTGAATTTAAAGTCATTAGCTTGCCCGCCAAAAGCAATAAACAAAGCTCTTTCTGTTGCGGCAAAATCGGCACCAATGTTGTTTGTCATGGTACCGGCTGGATTTGCGTATTCTTTCACAAACCAACGTCCAATCTGAAGTCCAGTAATATCAATAGTATCTGAAAGCGAGCCTCCATTATTAGTGCTTGTAAAAGTTACTGGACTTGCAACAGTTACTGTCTTATAAGAGCCGTTATCTACATAGTCCTTATTTACCATCTGCGAAGCGGCATTAAAAGAACTGACAGCAGTACCTAGCGTTGGTGGATTTGAGAACGCGGCGTTGCTTCCACCAGCCGTAAGCGCAAAAGCGGAAAGAGCCAACTGCTCGATGGCTCCGGCTGCAGCTGAAGTTCGACCAAGCACCGTAGAAGTCGCAATATTGGCAAGTTTGGAGAGATCAATGGCGGCAGATGCGTTCACGTCAGCATTGACAATCGTTCCATCAGCGATCTTTCCGCTCGTTACCGCTCCATCAAGAATCTTAACTGTAGTAACAGCATTACTCGCAATTTGACTGCTATCCACAGCTCCAGCCGCAATCTTTGCGGATGTAACGGCGTTGTTGGCGATGGTTGTGCTGAACGATCCGCTTCCAGTACCAGTGACATCACCAGTCAACGTGATTGTCTGATCTCCGGTATTAGTTCCGATGACCGTAGCCGCACCGGTTACGTTGAGATCTCCAAGCAGCGTCAGCGTTCGACTAGCGTCACTCGTAGCGAGCGAAAGAGTTCTATCGGCAGTCAAATTCGACCCAGGAGCCAAAATAAGACTGTGACTTGCGTCGGTATCCCTGATCTTAAGTCCGCTATTGGAGAAGGTTGCTGTAGTGATGTTGGAACTAGGATTAACCGAAACGGTTCCACTACTAACCGTAAGACCTGTACCGACCTGCATGATGCCCTTGGAACTGGTCGATGCATCGCCAATGACGGTCGCATTTAGTGCGCCATTTCCATCCACAGTAAGACCAGTACCGGGCTTCACGACACCCAAGACACTGGAGGTTGCGGTAGGAACACTCAGGACGCCGGAGCCATCCACGTTAAGGTTCGTTCCAACCGTGATCACACCTGGTGTAGAAGTCGTGGCGTTACTCGTGATTGCTCGGGAGACGCCGAAGTTACGCACCAAGACTTCAAGATTGCTGGCTGGAGCGTTGGTCTGAGTTGCGCTGACAATGATCTGACTGGGGCTTGGAATTCGGTATGCAGTGGTTGGGAACTGAAGCACACCGCCAACAGTCACCACAAAGAGATTCGGGTCGGTTCCGACAGCCGCCGGAGACAGCGTCAAAGTCTGTTCCCAAATTGGGACTCCACCGGCAGCTCCGTTCTGCGTCCAAGACCCAGCCAATGCAGTCAGATTCCAACTTTGAGGGACCTGAGCCGCAGCGTTGCCATACAAAGCAAGGTTCGAGATGGCATTCAGGTTGACAGCGTCAGTACCAAGCACCGGAGGAGCGACATTGGTGATCCGAAGACTTTCAGCATCCCAGTTACCGCCACTCAAAGCAAGAGCATTCGCGGCAATCTTGGTGTCGATACGACCATCCACGGTCGTGTTAAAGTCCGTGATCTGACTCGCCGTATGCGTGTGTGACGGAAGATCACCAGCAACAATGGCTCGTTCCGAAGCAGCCGTGACTCGACCAGTTGAATCCACGGTGACCTGAGTCAGCGGAGTCGTAGAGTCACCGTAGGTACTGGCGGTCACACCCGAAGTAGGAAGTCGAGCTGCCGGCAGAGTACCAGAGGTGAGGTTCGAGGCATCTCGGGTCGTCGTGATCTGAGTATCGACGTAATTCTTGGTTGCAGCATCCTGAGCCGAGGATGGATCAGTGACATTCTGAATCTTCTTGGATTCGCCATCCCACTGACCACCACTCAACACCATCGCATCAGACGCAAACTTAGCGTCAACATAGCCCTTTGTGGCTGCATCTGCGGATGCAACTGGAGTATCCACATTCGAGATCTTCTTGTTACCCGCGTTATTCGCGTTCCACGAACCAATCGTGCTGTCGTATGGAAGCGCACCACCGCCAGTATCCTGGGCCTCCTGGATCAGATACAGGAGCTGCTTGTTGCTCTTGTCTAGATCGGACTCAGACAGCACAGAGCCGTTCACGAAGTCAACAAGATTGAGGTTGTTGGGAGCGTCGGATCGACCGGGAGTGAGTCGGTAGACCTTGACGATTGCTCCGGCAGTTGCGCCAGAATTCAACGTCACCTTCTGCGTGGGGGACAGGCTGACCGTGTAGGTGGTAATGTCAGAACCGTTGACTTGAACCTTCACATGATCCGCGGACAGCACGGGGAAGTTGAAGGTGAACTCGGTTTGACCGGAGGTGGCGGTGTATGCGATGAATGAAAGGGCCATGGTTGGTTTTCCTTATAGTGTGAGGAATCAATCCTCAACCTTGACTTGACTCTTTTCGGGGAGATTGAAGGCTCCACTCACACGATTCTGCAAGTAATTCAATCCTTGGAACACAGGCGTGACCTTTCGGAACCACAGGATGTTCGTCAGGTTGTTCAGGTCTTGCTGAGAGAAATCACGGTCTTCGCGCAGCATGGCTTGGACGGGTCCACGGATTGCCTTGGCATAGTTCGACAGTGCCGACCATGCCGGAGTTCCGCTGACATCAAACGGGCTTCCGCCAAGACCGGAATAACGAACATTCTGACTGAAGACGGTCTGTCCGGTGGCAAACTGAGCAACCGAGTCGATTCCGCCCATGAGCAGGTAGTTTTCCGTAGGCCCTGACATGAAGTATCCAAGGAGAGCCTTGTTCGAGAATGAATCTTCCCAATACTTCTTTTGCTCCTTCTCGCTCTTGGTGGTTGGGGCAAACACAATCTTACGAGCCATCTGTGTCAGGAGAGACAGCGAGCCAAGCATCATGTATTCCCGGAACACGCGAGCATCAGCTCGTTGACTGGATGTCATCAGGAAGTTGGTGATGCCCTTCATGTTGAAGGTGCGGAATTGAAGCAGCAGGCGTCCCCAGTCGGTCCAGAACGACTTGGCAAAGTCTCCTCGAACCGGGGGATCCTGGATTGACGACACGGTTCCACGCTCGACAAAGAGCAGGAAGTTACCGAGGTCGGTTCCATTCCAAGTTGAAAGATCGATGTCGATGACTCGTCCCTTGGCATCTGCTCGGGCAGTCTCCGACAACTTCCGCATGAACGCCTCGAACTGTGGACGAGTAACGCCCCACTGAGCGAGGAGTGCATCACTGTAGGACACGGCTCCACGCTTGGCGGACTCGAACACCTCCTGAATCAGGGACGCAGCCATGAGCATTTGCGTGGCCGAGGTGACCGGGGCCAGACCGGTGACATCGGACATCAGAACCGTGGCTTGGTTGAGATTGGGGTCCAACTTGGTTCGGATCCAGTTGTTCACCGAGTTCCACCAACCCTGTCGGATGGACGGGTCATATCGATTCAATCTGGCATCCACAACTCCAAGGACGGAGCGGCGGAGTCGATCCGAAGCAACACCCAAGGTCTGATCGAGGAGAGACATCAGCGGGTACTTGGCTGGATCAATACGACCCTCCCTGGCTGCACTGGTGAGCTCACTGACAATCGGGAGCTGGCGAGCAACCGAGGTAAAAGAAGTTCGACCGGCAATGCGAGCACTCTCGTTGACCGCAGCCAACCCGAAACCTTGACCGTTATGGAGATACCCAAGTTTCAGGAGGCGACCGACATACTGACTAAAGAGGGCCCCAAAACTCATGGGTGCCGGCTCACTTCGGAGGCCAGCCATGAGTTCATCCAAGTGGGCAATCATCCTGTCCACTTCCTTGCTGGTACGCCCATATCGAAGTTCACTGGACTCAAGGTATTCCTTGATGTTGGCCCAGTTCTTGATTCGTTCCGCGGCTTCATCAGCGGTCATCTTTCCACGAGCCACGAGTTGATCACGGAACTCATCGACCAGCATCTTCTCGCCCATGGCTCCAAAGACAGAACGGTTGTAAGAAGTCATTCCTTCCATGACATCCGAGTTGACCAATTCCGACAGACTCATCTCTCGACCATCGTCCATTCGGACCTTTCGAGAAATGTCCATGGGGATGCGCCGGCGACCTCTGGGAGTCATGTAGGGACCCTTACCCTTGGACGGAGCCGGAGCCTCCTCCATGAGGATTTGGAGCATGACTTCGTCCATGTCCGTATAGGCACCTTTGTTGGTACCTCGAGCAAGTTCACGGAGACGTTCGGCAGTCTTCAACGCCAAAGCGTCACGTCCTCGCGCTGTAATGGCCTCACCAGCGATAAACCTGGGATCATCCACGCTCTCAACGATGGGAATCGCGATGGACTCTCGAATCATCTTGGCAAGACGCGCTGTTCCGGCCTCGGTCTTGGTGAACTCATCAATCATTTCCCACGACCAGAAACGAGGGAAATAGGATCCATCCGGCTCAAGCCCAACGAAGCCCGGGAGACCAACCTCTTCAGCCATGGAACGCATGGCTTTGAAGTGTTCACGGAACGCATTCGCCGCCTTCTTGACGGCCTCGTTCGTGGATGATCCTGGACTAAGGATCTCAGCGTGAACTTCCTGATTGAACTGAGCCAACTTCTTGTGTGCCCATCCGGTCTTTGCTTTATTCAGTGTGCTGATGGTTGCCGGATCCGATGAGCCGTGAAGGAACATGTCACGCGCAATTCGGAACTCTCGAATTACCTTGTTCTCAAGGATGCCTCGGGTACGCTGAATGAACTCACGAATCGTCTCGCTTTGTGGGGCAAACCTACCGGCAGCATCAACCGGAGAGATACGAGCCCAGAACAGTCGATTACCAAGCCAACGAATCGCTCCGCTGTCGGATGTCATGGCGGCAAGCCCCTGGTTCAACCAGCTTGCAACCCAACCACCACGGACACCCAGGATCGACGGGTCAGTTCGGGGTGCATCAGACCAGTCAGCAGGGAGCGAATCGGGGGCAACCGTTGAGATCGGATCAGGCTCACCGACAGCACGACCATTGGCAATCGCGGTAAGACGGGAGAAGAGCCTGGAGTTAGACTGACGCTCCAAAGCGGCCATCTTGGCCGAGATGTTCTTCCTGAAGAGATCACGGAAGAAGAGGTCAACATTGGGCTTGGGGCTGACACCGCCAAGCATTGGATCACTTGCGGCGGAGAAGGCTCGAAGCAGGACTTGCTGAACCTTCTCAAAGACTGGGGCCATTCCCTCAGGAAGCCCATCCGTACCGTTGCGCTTGAGCCACCCAAGGAATGCGGTGACAAACCGCTCCTCTTCCTCGCTTGTAATCGGCTTCTTACGGCGACGGATGGCGTATTCGGCGTCAATGTCGCCCATGGTTCGCTCGGCCTCAGTCAGCCGGCTTGCAGCATCCCGCTCTTCCTTGATGGCTTTGTCAACCTTCTTGGCCTGATCAGCCTCAAACTTAGCGCGAGCCTTCTCTGCCTTCTTGGCTCGGGATTCAAAGGTCTTGTTGAGCTTCTTGTACTCATCCCGGAGTTCCTTGAGGGCCTTCTTGGCCGAGGCCAACTCGCCCTTCGCCACCTTGTCGGGATCTTTCGCTCGAACCTCAGAAACCTTCTTCTCAGCGGCTGCGACACGCTTCTCAAGAGACCGAAGTTCCTTGACTGTTGCAATCTCCTCAGCTCGATCCTTGGCAACCCCGGCTTCATCCAAACGACTACGAGCAGCGGCAACAGCGGCACGACGCTCCTTTAGAGTGGCCTTTGCACTGTCGAGTTCAGCCACCGCCTTGGCCTTCAGATCAACCTCGACCGTTCCTCGAACCTTTGTCTCAGCGTCCTTGACTGCCTTGGCTGCTGCTCGAAGTTCCTTGACGAGTTCGATGGTGTCGGTACGACGCTCCAAAGCCAAGAGATTCTCAAAGATGTCAGCCTCGGTCGCAAAGAGCTCGGCCTCAGGATCATCAATGACGGCCTTGAGTCGCTCCATGGCAGCCTTGTACGCAGTCCTGGCCTCAGACAGACCCTTGCGAGCCTCGGATACCTCGGGAGTCCATCGGCTGGCTGCACCACTGAAACGCTCCCCAAGACGAACCTCCCAAGCATGGAGGCCGGGTGGAGGTGCTTCACCAGTCTCGACTCCAGGCGTAAGACGAGTTCGGTAACTGCGGCGAACATTCCGTCCAGCCATGATGTCCCAAATCATCAGGACATCCTCGTTATTCAGGAGATCATTGTCCTCGCGAGCAACAGATCGAATGAGGACACTTCCCATGCCCTTGACGAATCCTTCGACATTGTCGGCTTGCTGAAGAGAGCGAAGAACAGTTCTACCGTCATTCAGTTGCTGAACAACGGCTCGACCTCCGGCAAATTCAACTTCTCGAACGACTTCTTGGCCGGCACGAAGACGAGCTTTAGGACCAGCCACGGCAATGCCATCCAAGATTGGGGATTGAGCGTTCGCCGGATCGGTAAGACTTCGGACTCCAACGATGAACGCTCCAGCGTCTTCCCGGGCAACACCGAATCGAGTGGAGACCTGATCCAGTACATCGTCCGCACCGAACCGTACCGCCAATTCCTTGCCGGCCATGGTCAGTCGATTTTCATAGTTTAGCGCGTTGGCAAGAAGTTGATTCTTGACCAAACTGCGGCCAAACAAAGTATTGGCAAAGCCGCCCAAGGTTCCACCGAATGCCGCCGCCATGTAGAAATCATCGGCCTCAGTCGTCGGGTCAACCAACGAATCAATCGCGGTATAAGCAACACCTCCACCAGCGCCGAAGCCGGCACCATATGCAAACAGACGCATCCGATTGAGAGTTTGAGCCATCCGCCCCGCCTCTGCAAAACGACCGGAAGACTGAGCAACTCGAGCCACATTACGAGCCGAAAAAGCAAGTCGTCCTCCTCCCGCCATATAGGCCGGAAGAGTTGTTCCTCCAGTAATAACGGTTAGAGGGGCGAGTTCAAGCGCGCCAATGCCAAGAGAAGCAGCAATTCCCGCGGCCCCCTCTTCTCCGACGCGAGCCGACGCCCTCATCTTGAACAGAACTTCGGTCCTCAGTTGCTGGGCATCGTAAATTGAGTCCGCCCCAAGGATGTCATCGTGATACTCGTAAGGAATGCTTTCAAGGAGCCTGGGAAGCTCGTTGAAGTTTTTCGACATCCAATCGGGGTCTTCTTGGCCTCCATACCACGAACGAAACGCTGCGGAACCAAGATCGTAGAGAATCGAAGTCGTCCCGAGTGAGGTGATGAACCCAGGGTCAGACTTGGCGTACTCCGCTTGACCTGCCCAATATGCATCCTTCCCCTGAGGGGGTGGCTGCGGAATAGCAAGATCAGGAACCGGCGGGATTTCGTTACTCATGATCCTCCAACAAGACCGCGAGCTATTGCGGCGGCTTTAGCATTTTGACGTGCAGTCGCAGCACTAGACTGGTACTTCCCAATCGACCAATTGATCAGGACGGACTTCAAGGTATTGGGAGTAAACACAAACCCATGTCCATCCTTTTTGAGTTGCTCGAGTTGCTTTGTACTTGGGGTCTTAGAGTCCAAGAATGTTCCGCCAACAGGAACAACCATGACTGCATACTGATTTGTCCGGGGGTTGTACTCGAGATACGCGGTCTCAAGAGCTCCGTCATCGGCCTTCTTCAAAGAGTCAGTGAGACTTTCTGTGTATCCAAAGACAAGACGGTCATCGTTCAACTCGGCAATCGGCTCATCTGGACGAACAAATGGCGCACCATTGTCAAGCACCGTAAGTTGCCGCTCGACATACTTTCCAAGTTCGTGCTTAAGAGTCTCGTCGGTCATGTGCGGATACTGAGAAAGAAGAACACTGGCGTGGTTACCCGCAAACAGTTCCAGTACAGGAGCCGCCTTCTCGACTTGAGCTGATGTCCTATATGGGAACCAAGTATTTGTTCGATCACGAACAACGGTACCGGCGATGGTCAGATTGTCCCTGGAAGCCGGGAGCATCGACAGATACGAGATGCGACTCGCCGCCGACTTGGCTGAGTCTTCAAGGTTCTTTCCAGATGTAGCCGCGGCGTCCATGAGTTCATAGAACTTCACGGCTTCCTTGGTGAACCCGAGTTTCTCCATGGCTGGAGCACCGCCTCGAAGTCGAGCGGCGCGGTAAACATTCAGGCCATAGGCCACATAGTTGTTGTAGTCAGACGCGGGAGAGGCCAAGAACTCTTGCAGGTTTCCCATGATCACAGGAGCCTCGAACATCTCCGCATTAGCGTTGATTGAGTAGTCAACAACAGCCACGGCTCGCTGCGGATTGGCCATATCAGTCTTGCTGTTTGCCTGAGCAACCTGTTGTGCCCCGATGTACCTTAGATCTTGAATCAATGTGTTCACGCGGGCATTCAAGTCAGACTCGGAGATCTCCGTTTTATACTTACGGTAAACCTCCGCCATCCTTCCCTGAAGCAAAGCCTTAAGTTGAGTTGGGCTCCGCATGACCATGGACTCTGGATCTGTCGGAAGACGTCCGTTCTTGTCTAGCGTGTAAGCCGCAAGGCTGTATTGAGCCATGGATTCCATAATGTTGTCCACCTCATTCGTCATCAGACGGTGAACGGTTTGCTTAGCTCCATCGTGCACCTTTTGATAATACGTCATGACATCTGCCCTAGGCATCCCAGGGCGAACCTGCGTCATGGCGTAGGTCTCGAACGCATCTTCATCAGGAGGAACGCCGGTCTTACCTATGGTGTCCAAGTAGAACTTACCCAACATTTCGCGATCACGGTCATCACGAGCGGCTTCAATGGTTTGCGCGGCGGCCTCGGACATTGCCTTGGCCTGCTTTGTCTCCATGAGTGGACCAGTACCGGATTTAATCCGACTGAGGGCTGCAACAACTGCCGGGTCATCACCTGAAGCAACCCGGGCTTTGATAACGGCAGCAACCATGACCTTGTTGGCTTCTTCAGACCCGATAGTCTGAGACAACTCTTCGTACTTGGGAACCACCCCTTCAAAGATCTTTGCAATCTCGGAGGAACGCGCGTCGTAATTGTCTCCCTTGACTTGCTTGGCGTCAGCCACAGCCGCCATTACAGACACAGCCAAACCATCAGTCATCTTCTCACGCCGATACTTGACGACGTTCTGACCGTGGTTCTCAGCCATGTAGGAGACACGAGGATTGACTTCCTGAAGGAAGGACCGCTGCCAAACTGGATTATCCAGTCCAACGGCCATCTCGTTGCTGATTCGTTCGTTTATGAACGATTCAAATGATCCCATGCTGCTGGCAAAGTTGGGATCAGACTCCATCTTGGTCTGATACTCGGCCTGCCAACGAGAGATGGCAGAGTGAGCCTTCAACTGACCATCAGCACCAGCGGCTCCAAGGGCTTCCCAAGGGTTCTCAATGGGATCAATCTCCTTGTCCGCCACCATCTGCTGGAAACTCTTGCGGCTCTTGAGAGCCTTGAGTTCACCTTCCTTGATGGCGTCAGCTCGGTTCTGAGAGACCCGGTTAGCCACGAATGACGCCAGGGTCTGACTGAAGCCTGAGAAGGCGGCACCGAGGTTCTGAATTCCCCCACCAATCTCAACCTGAACAGGCTGAGGCGGCTGCACAAACGGGACAACAGAGGTTGAGACCGGAGAAGCCGTGGGGTTATAGAAGGCGTTAGGAAGTTGAGACATTAAAGGATTGCTCCAAAGGCTCCGGTTTGTGCTCCGCCTCCGTAGACGCCACCAGCAGAAGCCGAACCGGCAAATGATCCGGTTTGGCCGGCAGACCCACTAAGGCCCGCAAGCGCACCCGTATTCGAGATCGCCGCCAGAGACCCGGCCACGGCAAGGCCGGCGGTTGCACCCTGGAGAATCGGGACCAGCGGGCTGCCACCACGGATCGTCGGGAGTGGCTGCGGGTATGCTCCGTTGATGACGCTTTGACCACGGGCGTGAATCGACTGGGCCTCAAGGCTCACCTGGTATCCACGGTCCTTCAGTTCGGTGAGACGAAGATTCTCGAAGTCAAGGAAGTCACGCTCGAACTCGTCAATGGCGGCCTGAGCCGTTCGTCCCTTGATCCCTCGCTCCGCGTTCCTGGCAGCAGTGACCGCCATGCCACGACGAGCATCGGCAGCCACGCTGCGAATTTGAGCAAACGACTGCTGCCGAACCTGGTCGTACTGTCGATACAGCACATCAGTCTGCATCGCGACATCAGCCTCGGTGGTCTTGGCCGTCTCGAGGTATCGTTCCTTCTGATAAGCCGCTTGGGCGTTTCGAGCTTCAACGGCATCGTTGTACTGCTCATTCTGCCCAACAATGCCGGCAGCCGCGGTGGCTCCACCCACGGCCAAGCCGGAGATAATCATGGTGGTTGCGTCACACATTGGTCAGTTTGGCAAACTCGTAGAAAGGGGTTCCATCGACAGACACTTGAGTTGTCGATCTGATGAAGGAGAACCCGAGCCAACGAAGCCACTTGATGTGCAGCTTGTTTCTCGAGTCCACAAAATTCCAGACCAGGTCGTAAGGCTTGCTGATCTCAGCCACTCGATCCCTGCTGATCCGAAGAAACTCATACCGATGCTTAAGGATGCCATCGGTACCCAACAGCCAAATTGAGGCAGACTTGGGTTGATCTCCGGTCCTTGCGGTTCCATAGATCGCTATGGGCTCACCATCAGCGACCAAGGAGTAGCAGCGGTCTCCATGTAGATACCCATATAGCAGGGCATCCAATGGATCCTTGCCCTTGGCTCGAACCTCGTTCAGGTCGTCAAGCCTCAGGTTCCTCCCGACATGATGAACATCGGGAACTGTAGCGAATCTGTGTGTTAGACGGTTCAACGCCTCAGGGATCGGTCAACAAAGAGCGACTCGTACTCAGCCGACAACAGGTTGCTGGGAAGCGGGGAATCGTTTTCCACCGAGATCTTCACCTGGCTGTTACGGGAGTATACAGGGAACCTGAACGAGCCCGAGTCAATGGCGACAGATCCGATGATGTTGTTGATGGCACCGGTGTTTCGACCGTTGAAGATGTACTCATAGGTCGTCCCAGCCTCAATCTGAACCTTCACCCGGAAGAACGCAGAGTTACCATAAGCGATGGTTCCATATCGAACCTGATATCGACCTGTGGTAATCGTTGACATTCCACCGGTTTGATTCGAGGTCTTGAGGTTCTGCTCAGAGAACTCATAGACCATGGTGTACTTGTCGCCAATCCAAATGTTGGTCTGGAAGTTACCGGGGACACGCAGGGTCGTTGAGTTGACCTTGGTCGTATTCAGGCGCAGACCGCCAGTAGTCACCACCTCCATGGAAGCATTGGTCGTGATGCTGTACGGGAGTGTGTAGGTAGTTTGATCTGTAGCAGAACTGTAGCTGATTGATACACACTGCGAGGCCGTCAGCCGGCGATCCAAGGCCGTGACGTAGGTACTGCCGGTATCCTTGCGACCGCTCTCAAGTCGAATCTTCTCGAGAACCGTGGATGACCCCCGCTTCAGGACGACATACAGGGTGGTATCCAGGAACTGAACATCAAGGATTGTGGCGTCGGTGAAGGTGAACTTACCCCACGCAGACTGGATTCGTTGGTCACCTTGGTTGTAGTACTTGTACAGGAACAGAGACGACAGGTCATCCTTGCACAGGGCTACCACATAGTTCTCGTGGGTAGACGCCGTCATCTTCTTCAGTGAGCCCGGGAGGT